GGCGGTGGTGGCGATGGTGGTGGTGCGCTCGCGGGGGATGCGGTGTGAAAGGTCGCGGAGGGCGTCCTGGATGTGCTGGTCGAGTTCGGCGGTGGTCCAGACGGCGGCGGCGGCGTCGTCAAGGACGGTCTGGAGGCGGCCCCTGATGGTGGCTAGGGTGGTCGGCACCTAGCGGCGCTCCTGCTAGGCGACGGAGCCTGCGCGGACGCTGGGTGCGACGTAGATCTCGGTGGCGCTCAGGATGTAGCCGATGATGGTGTTCACGTCGCCGGTGGTGGCCGGTGCGGTCTCGGTGTAGCCGCCGCCGACGCCGGCGCCCTCTTCCAGGTAGACGAGGCCGCCGACGGTGCCGCCGCTGAAGCCGGCGATGACCGCTTCGCGGGAGACCTCGATCACGTCGCCTGAGACGCCGCTTTCTAGCGCGATGAGCTTGGGCTGGATGGCGGTGCCGACGGTGGCGAGGGCGCGCTTCCAGCCGGTTGCGTAGCCGATGGCGTCGCCGGCGAGGACGGTGCCGGAGAGCGTGACTTTGAACTTCGGGCCGGCGGCGGTGACGATTCGGTCTCGGGGGCTTGCCTCTGTGAGAGCCATGCCTGTGTCTCCTCTTTCGTCAGCGGCCTAACGATCGGGCGGTTGCAGTTGGCGCAGTCGGTGCCGTTGGGCTGCAGGAGGACGTTGCTCTGGCAGCGCGGGCACCAGCTTTGCGGCACGTTAGTTCGTCCACGCCTGGTCGTCTATCCCGCTGAGCATGGAGATTGAGAGGGTGGACTTGAGGACGGTGGCGACGTAGGCCTTGATCCGGTCGCGGGTGGCGTCCTTGGTCTCCAGGGAGTCGGCGACCTTCTCGGGTGTGAAGGGTGTGCCGGCGCTGATGCCGTGGAAGCCGTCCTCGGCGAAGCGTATCGCGAAGATGCTCTCGGTGTCGTCGCCGGCCTTGGCCAGGTAGACGCCGGAGCTGACGTCCTCGGTGATGGTGAGGAAGTCGTTGATGACGATGGGGATGTCGCCGTAGTGGAGGATGGGCCGGTTGATGGAGCCGGCGGCGGAGAGGGCGAGGTCCCAGCCCTGGCCACGGGCGAGCTTGCGGATGCCACGCCGGGCGCGGCGGCCCATCATCAGCACGTCGGGGCGGGGCTTGCAGAGGTCGATGGCCTGGTCCAGCTTCTCGAAGGTGCCGGGGCCGCCGGCGGTGCCGGAGCCAGCGGCGACCTTCTGGGCGGCGGGCATGAGGGCGTGGAGGCCGTCGAAGGTCTTGGGGTCAACGCTGTCGTCGCCGTAGATGAGGGTGTCCTGGAAGGTGCGGGCGACGCTCTTGGCGGTGAAGGCGAGGACTTCGGCGTGGAGGTCGGTGAACTTGCTGCGGGTGATCTGGAGGAACTTGTCTACGTCGGCGTCGCGGCCGAGGATTTTGAGGGCGGCGGTGTGCTGGGTGACGGTGGGGGTGCCCTCGGTCCAGGTCCCGCCGGGGTTATAGAACTCGCCGCCGGGTAGGGTGGACTCGCGCAGGTACTGGAGGCTGTTGCCCAGGATGCCGACGAAGGGCATGAAGTTGAAGATGGGCGAGTCTTCGATGATCTCTTCGACGATGCCCCTGAACACGTCGTTGGTGCTGTAGAGGTCGGCCTGGGCGATGGTCTCTAGGGGCATCGGTTAGCTCGTTCCTGCTTCGCGCTCGAGGGCGCGGGCGATGCGGGCGACGCCGCGGACGGTCTCGGGGATGGGTTCGGGTGTGCGGGTGCCGCCGGCGCCGGGGGGTGTGAGCGGGGGTGTCGGTGGCGTGCCGTTCCTGGCCGCCTCCGCCTGCTGGCGGATGTGGTCGGCGACCGCCCTGGCGGTGGTGACGCCGGCCTGGATGGCGGCAAGGTCGCCGCCGGCGAAGGCGGCGTCGGGCAGGTCGGGGTTGGCGGTGTGGAGGGCGGCGATCTCCAGCTCCAGGTTGCGGGCCTGGGCCTGGGTGAGCTGTTCCTGGAGGGCGGTGGCGTCGGCCTGCTGTTGGCGGGCGGCGGCGATGGTGGCGGCGGCCTCTTCCGGCGTGGGGTTGCCGTTGGCGTCGGGCATTTCGATAAGCAGCTTAAGCGGGTTCTCGTTCGCCTGTCAAGGGGTCGGGGTCAGGGTACGACGCCCCACTCGGTGACGGCGGGTAGGTAGGCCCACCACCAGGGGGCGGCCCCGGGCCCGGTCCAGGCGAAGCCGGCGACGGGGGGAAGGATGAGTGCCGCGCCGAGGGCGAATAGGAGGGCCGGACCGGCCGTAGTGTGCTCGCCGGATCAGGTGCCGGTGATGGGAGCGGGTGTCCAGCGGCCGACGGGCTGGCAGGCGTGAAGTGGTTGGAGAGGGTCGACACCCTTGCAGCCGAGAGGGGCGCAGGCGGAGGCGGTGGCGGTGAAGCCGAGGGTCTGGAGCAGGTGGCCGACGTTATGGGACATTGGCGGCGGCGGGTGGCTGGAGCTGGAGGGCGAGGGTGCTCAGGGTCCTGGCCTCGTCGAGGACGCGGTTAAGTTCGGTCTCCGGGTCGGGGTCGCCGAGGTTGGCGAGGGCGGTCTGGCGGCTGCGGATGCCGGCGCCGACGAGAGCGACCTCGCGGCCGGCGTCCAGGGCCTGATCGGGCGGGGTGATTGTCGCCCATTGGGCGGTTAGGCCGGCGATGGAGTCGGTGAAGGTGGTGCCGCTGAACAGGTCGGAGAGGCGGAGGGCGAGCTGGGCGCGCAGGCGGTAGGCGTCGCCGCGAATCAGGCGCTTGCGTTCGACCTTCTGGAGGAGGGGCTGCATCTCGACCTGGAGGGCGACGCCGGAGAGGTCGCGGTCGGTGCCGCCGAAGGCGGTGCGCGGGGTCTCGCTGAGGTCGTGGAGGGCGCGCAGGAGGTGGGTCGTGTAGTCCAGGTGCAGCCTGACGCCACCGCCCTGCAGGAGGTCCAGGAGGTAGGCCTTGGCGTGCTCGGGGAGTTCCCAGACGGCGCCCGGTAGGGCGGCGATATCGGTGGCCTCGTCGACGTTCTCCAGGACGGCGATGGGGAAGCCGGACAGCTCCATGATGTTGCTGACGCGGGTCATCTGGCGGTTGAACTCCTGGGCGATCTCCTTGAGGGGAAGCACGTCGGACTCCCCCCACCAGCGCTTGGGGACCTGGGCGTTGGGGTAGATGACGAAGGGGATGAGGCCATAGGGGTTGACTTGGCTGATGGTGGGCAGCGGGCCGCCGTCTATCCAGATGTCCAGGGCGGTGTCAGTCCAGTCCTCGATGACCTCGGCCGTCTTGTCGCGTGGGGCGATGCCCCACAGGGCGATCACGTCCTCGCGGGGGAGGGTGTAGCGGTGGGCGACGCGGGTGTAGCGGGTGGGGTCGGTGGGGTGGGGCCAGGGGAAGAGACCGCGGACGTCCGGAGCGGTGATGGCGACGCGCTCCTCGGCGGGGTCCCAGGTGACTTTGTAGGCGGCGTCGCCGAGAACGGCGGCGTCGACCTCGGTGACCAGGTCCAGGCGGGTGAGGCCGTTGTCGGTGGCGAGGGCCGCCAGGTACTGCTCGACGGCGGCGGCGGCGGCCACGTGCTCTTCGCTGTCGGACTGGGGGATCGCGTTGATGGCGGCGCCCTGCATGACGTAGGTGGAGGTCTTGTTGATGATGGTCTTGACGTAGTTGAGGGTGAGGCGGCGGGCGCTGCGGGTGCGCGGGTCGGCGGCGGGCCACTGCTTGCCCTCGTAGAAGGCGAGGGCGTCGGTGTACTGCTGGAGGCGGTCGCGGTCGCGGTTCTTGAGGAGCTGGGGTAGCGGCGGCGTGGGTGGCATCTCTCAGGGGATTCTACCACGGGCGAGGCGTGGGGTGGCCTTGGTGGCGGCCTCGACCGCGAGGGCGGCGGCGGCCACGTAGTCGTCGTGCCCCTGGGACGGGTCGACGTGCCAGCGGACCGTTCTGTTGGGCCGGTACTCCGCCCGGCAGAGGCGGAGCTGGCGGAGCGCCTCGTTGTGTTCGGCGCTGCCGTCGGCCTTCCAGAGCCGCAGGGCGCCGGTGTTGGCGGCGGCCTGGAGCTGGTAGCCCAGATGTGACTTGCTCTGCTCGGTGAACTTGTAGCCGGTGACGCGGTGCTCGCCGAGCGATCGGGCCAGTAGGATTGCCATGGCCTCGCCGGCGGCGGTGGCGTCGACGGCGACGTGGGTGATCCGCCAGACGCCGGTTAGCAGGCGGTGTAGGTGGGCGTAGAGGGCGTCGTGGCCGGTGCCTTGCCAGGTGTAGATTGCGACCGTCTCAGAGAGGGGGAGTTGGTGCTTGGGGCCGGGCGTGACGCGGCTGACCCACAACACGTTGTGGTCGCGGTCGCGGGGGCTGAGCGGGTCGGTCTCCTCCCCGGCCACGTCGAAGCCGGCGGCGTAGGTCTCGCCCGGCTTGGCGAAGTGGCGGCGGTCGTGCGTGCCCTGGAGGTTGGCGAGCTGGGCGGGCGACAGGAGGCGGCCGGTGCCCGGTAGCGGCGTGAGGTCGTACTGGCTGGTGAACAGGGGGTGCGTAGGTCCCAGGCGCACGCGCTCAGCCGCGACGTAGCGGGCGTAGGCGGGGACGTGGCGGGCGACCTCCGGCCAGGGGTACTCGAAGTGGCGGCGGAGGCCGTCCTTGCGCTCGCGCTCCTTGTTCTCGGCGACGGTGGTCAGCAGCAGGTCGTCCTCGGCCCAGGGGGTGCCGTAGAGAACGGTGGTGGCGGCGGTGCTGGCGGCCATCGGGCGGAAGTCTTTGGTGAAGCGGTCGGGGTCGATATCCTGGGCCTCGTCGGCTTCCAGGAGGATGCTGGCGGTAGCGCCCAGGACGCTGGCGCCCGGTGAGGCGCTGAGGAAGTTCCAGGCGGCGGCGCCCAGGGTGAGCAGGTGGCCTTCCTCCAGGGCGTAGGCGGCGCGGAAGCCGGCGGCGTCCAGGTGGGCGCGCAGGCGGCGGATGCTGTTACGGAGTTGCGGCGTGAGGGTGGGGGCGGTCTTGACGCCTACGGCGTGCGGGTTCGCCATGTTGGCGACGAGTAGGACCTTCTCGATCCAGGCGCTGAGCTCGTTCTTCCCGGCCTGCCGGGACATGACGACGGTGAAGGTGTTGCCACCGCCCAGGCGAGCGTCGCGGAGGATGGCCCGCGCGGGCTCGGCCTGGTAGGGGCGGAGACGGATGGTCATGGGCGGTCCTTGGGCGGGTCGATCTGGAGGTTCACCCAGGCGGGCCAGTGGTCTAGGCGGAGGGCTCCACAGTCCTGGCACTGGAAGCCGACGGGGCTGTTGCTACGGGTGGCTGGGTCGCGGACGTAGAGGCGCAGCGTGTGGCCGCGCTGGAGGCCGTATTTCGTTAAGCCTTTGCAGCCGCGGTGTACGATCTTCATAGCGTTGCCTGGCGACGTCTGGTTATGTGACCCTCGGCCGGCTGGGCCCGGGGAGATCCGCCGCGGCGCACTTTTTGTATCTGTGGGGCGTGCTGTTGGTACCGGCCGCCTGTGGACTCCTGCTTTTTATGTGGTGCCGTAGCGGTCGCGATCGTGGTGCTCATGGTGAGGCGAAGAGCTCCGGCTGCTCGGCGCGGGTCTCGAAGGTGACGGCCTGGTCGGCCGGGGACTGGCGCATGAACAGCGGTAGGTCGTCGAGGAAGTCCAGGGCCAGGGTGGCCTCGACGTAGGGCCGGCCGAGCTTATCCCACTTGAGGGTGGGGCCTTTGACGATGCGACCGCGGGTGAGGATTGAGGGCATGGCTATGGTCCTTTCAGGTGGTGGCGTTCCGCCGGACGGCGCGGGGCTTCTTTGCGGCGGCGCGCCCGCTGACGCTGTTGAACTGGGCGCCGCGCGGCTTGCTGGGGCCGGGCAGGTCCAGGGGCAGGTCGTCGGGCGGCCCGGCCTCCTGGAGCCAGCCGCAGTAGAGGCAGGAGCGGTAGACGCCGTACTGGTCTTGCTCAAGGGTGGTCAGGCCGCTGCAGCGGGGGCAGGTCATCGGACGAGCCCTGCGTACCAGATGGCGAAGGCCAGGAGGAGTAGGAGGGTGAGGGCGACGTAGGGCCAGGCCCATCCTTCGGGGTCGCGGTCGTCGTTGCTCATGAGGCCGCCTCCTGGACTGCGCTGAGCTGGCGGAGGGCGTCGATGGTGCGGGCCTCGACGGCGGCGAGATTCCGGTCGGCGGCCTGGAGCTTGGCGCGGCGGTCGCGGATGCGCTTGAGGAGGCCGGCGCCGTTGGCGGTCCAGGTGTTGATCTCGTCGTCGAGGCCGATGTCCTCGGGCTCGATCATGATGTGCTCTCCTCTCTTTGCCGCCGGTCCGTCCAGCGGCAGTAGGGGCAGCGTTGGCCGCCGCCCTCGGCTGGCTCTGCAAGCTCCTGGTGGACGAGGTAGCGGATCAGGGCGCCGGGGTTATAGATGCCGTCTGGGTGCTCCTCGACGTGGTCCAGGACGGCGTCGAGGATGCCGGCGGCGGGCGCGTGGTCGTGGACGAAGGGGCCGGCGCCGAACAGGCCGGCGGCGGTGAGGCGGAGGACCAGGGGCGCGAGGTGGGCGTTTGATTGAACCGGCGGTGTTGTTGTTGTGGCGGTAGGGAAGTGGACGATATTGGCGGGGGCGTTCGCCTGGCGGAGCTCGGGCACGACCCAGGCGAGGCGGCGTTTGATTGAACCTAGCCCCTCCTTGACGTAGGGCAGGAGCT